ATAATCTTCCCAGGAATGCCTCATGTCCTACCTCAGGCTCCGAGACTACGCCTAATCGAGCCGCCCGAGCCACCTCTTTGCTTATTCCCCGACCCGCGAGGTAATCTTCCGCCAGATGTATATTCTCCGCGTACTTGGCTGCTGCTCTCCCCAGTAATTCCTTCTGCGATTGACTTTGCTTCACGTATATCGCACCTTTCTTGTTTAGCAATTATTTGAATGCTATTGCCTTGCATACCACACGCGAAGCAATTAAAAATGTTTTCTCTTGTATTGAAACTAGCACTTGCGTGCGAGTCATTGTGGAACGGACACTTGACATTGACCTGACCAGTAGTGCGGTTAAGGTTAGCGCCGTAATGTCGCAGTACCGCTACGATATCTGGTAGGTCATCAGTCATCACCGAACAGGTCTCCTAATCTAAATACTACGTATGCATCATCTATTGACTTGCCTCTTGCTTTGATAACGACTGCTGGGAGTACTGCTTTACGGTCGATGCCTCTTGCTTCCGCATAATGCGTTGCTTCGACCTGAGACTCCTGCGACCAGCCACTAAGTGAAATAGCGTTGCCTGCCCCTGGCGCTTTACATTCAAGGATTCCGATGCTCCCAAGGAAGTCCGTTTTGACAACAACGTCGCCTTCGTCCCGAGCACCAGCCCTAGCCAGACGCTCAGCATCGAAGCCATGATTACGAAACCAATCTCTAATATCTGTTTCAAATGTAGCACCTCTAGCCTTATGGCTTTTCCTAGTCGTCATGCGTTCTCTGGAATATCTTCTACGTACATGTACTCAGGGTTGAATGCTAACCATGTCATGAGCGTACCGTTTTGGTCGGCTCTTCCATAGCGATTCTTGACTGACGCCACGCCCATCGATGTGCCAACAGTTCCAAGCGTACATATAAGCGCAGGGAGTTGAGAGACCTTACCTTGAATGGCGCTTCTCGGTTGACAAGGATTTCCAGGAATTGCTTCCGAAGTGTGGTGTAGAACCACAATTGCAGCGTTAGTCGCTCTCGCAAGATACTTCAACTCCTTCATAATTGCACGCATTGATGCAAACTCTTCGCCACCATCTGTGGCCACATCCATTAAGTTATCAAGTACAATCATCGATGGGGAGCATCCCCAAAGTTCTTCGAATGCTTGTACTTCTTCTACTATATCTTCTAAAGTTGGTGCTGATTCGAACGACCAGACTATGTGGCTTCCTTTTTGGAGGATTGCTTTAGTCCAACCAACATCAGTATTAAGTTTATGCTCTACATCTGATTGACTCTTCCCAGAAATCATAGATGCAAGTCTCATAGCCATCGTGTGTGCATTGGTATCTGCTGATATGTACAATGTCGGAACGTTGGTCTTGAGAGCCAATGCTAACGCAAGTGTTGATTTGCCCGCCCCTGGGGCACCTGCAAACATTGAAACTTCTGAACGCCTGATAATAATCTTGTTCGTCTCGAATGCTTTGAAGCAACTAGGAAGGGGTTCCCCGCCAATTGAGGCTCTACCTACTGAACGTACGAGAGTTCTCATATCGCACCCTTTCTAGTTACTCAAAATGGAAATAGTTCTTTTTGTTCTAGTTGACTGGCTTGCACTGCTCCGCGCCCTGAGGCATCGGACATACCCACATCGCGTACGGATTGCCTGTCTTGCTGGAGATTCCGCTCTTGTACTTTCGCGCTCCGTGAATGCATGTCGGCCCCGACGCGGGGGGTTGGCTGACTGGTGCTCCCATACTTGATGGAGGCTGAGCCTGGGGCGGAGTTGAGGATTGCGGAGGCATTGTGCTTGTAGTGGAAGCGGTAGTCGACAGGGGGGCTAGTGTACCCGCCTGAGACAGTAGTCGCTGTGTTGCGTGAATCTGAGTTGCGTAATCCCCAATACCCTCAAGCAATACGCTGAGTTCATCTGCGCTGTTAGCGCGAATGTTGATTAGGTCGCCTGTTGCCAACTTGTAGTTGACTTGTAACTTCCAGTCTTCGGCCATTTATTTATCCTTCTTCGTAGAGAATTGACAGTACTCGGTTAACCCGCACATGTACTGGCAATTGTTTGTGTTGGGCAAGAATACACCAGCCTTACGTGCTACGTCAAATTTTTCGATTAGGTATTCCATCTTGTCAAATGTGTAACTAGACAGGTCTACCATCTCTGACGTACCATTACCACGAGCCATGTAGTAATTGCCCCACTTAACTTCGATACCGAAAGTCTGCTCGATACCCATCTTGTAGAAGCCCAACTGTAGGCTACTGCTTGGGGTTTGCTGTGAGGTTTTCAAATCGCAGATAACCAACTGACCATCAACATCAAACACTCGGTCGATAATCATCTTGACTGGTACGCCTGCAACGATAGGTGTTAGCGCAAGTTCAATCCCTGGATTGCCGTCTGGTGCCACCCATATTTTCCAGTTAGGATTAGCCTTACGCCATTCAATGTAGCCTTCGACCCAGCGTGGGCCTTGAGACTGCCAGAAGGTAACATCTTCTTTGTTAGGGTTAGCCTTGGTTGCGCGACCACCAACACGAGCGTTGGATAGGTCTAGGTCTCCCTTGGATTCATTCCAAGCGGTCTCCCATAGTTGTGCTACTTGGCTCATAGGGTCTCCTTGTCATAGTTTTCACAGGCAAGGTGGAATGCAGAGCCACCAACCGACCACACCGAAGGTGCTTCCTCCTTGTTGAGGAGTCGTCCGAGGTAGTACTGATAGCCGCATGTTAGGTAGGTTGAGAATGCCGAATAGGACATATGCTCAGGTAAGTTATATTCTTCTAGTTTTATAGCCATAAAGAGAATATATATTACTGATAGGTAAATTACAAGTTTTTATAAAATTTGACAATTGGGATTTGACGTGTATAATTTATCTTGTAAGAGATTATATATGATAACGAACGCTTAGGCGTTCGTATATATAATATATATATTATAATATACTAAGGAGTACTATGTCAAACATTTTCTGGGCTACCTTCTTTGGAGCCGCGCTTGGTCTGTTCTCTGTCAATGCAATCCAAGCAGTTATCGACGACTATCGAGCAAGACAAAGGCGAAAATCTCTTAAACTGCTACTCGAAGACTTAGAGGATTTCGAAGCGGATGATGACGATTAACATTTAGAAACGACAAAAGACCCCCTCGCCCTAGTAGTGATACTAAGGTAAGGGGGTTTCTTGTTGCTAAAAGGTTTTAACCTACTTTGCACCGCGTCCAAACTCTGGCGATGACTTATCAAGCGCCTTGAGGATTGGGCCGACTAGACCTGTAAAAAAGGCTGTAGCCAATATCTTTGGGTCATGAACGCCTGCCATGTACATAGCAACCACAGAGGCTGCTGCTGCACGAAGGTAGGATGATGCAATTGATTCGAGTTTCTTTCTATCGAACATGGTTCTCCTTATGACTTGAAGACTGGCTTGCCAAACCCAATGACATATACTGGCATTGACTTCTTTAGAGCAGAGCCGTTCTTCTTCTTGTAAGCGCGACGCTTGAGGCAGACTTGTCCACCATTTCGCTGGTCGCCCTTCTTATCGGGTGATGTATTGCCTTCGATGACATTTACTGTGCCATCTCCGTTGTCCTTGACTACAATCCCAACATGTGAGATTCGGTCTAGGCCATCATTCGGGAAATCGAAGAATACGATATCTCCTGGAAGAGGAATTGCTTCCTCTGCCTTTTCCCATTGTCCCTTCTTCATAAAGGCTGTTGCTCCTACAACTGTAGATACGCATGAAGGGATTTTGAGTCCCACTTCATTGGCGCACCAGTTAACAAATGAACCGCACCAAGGTAGGAAATTAGCCTTTGTAAACGCACCATACTTGGTCTCGTTTTCCTTCGGCCCCTCGATTACGTTCAGTTCGCCTTTTGCTGTTGCTATAAAATCTAGACGTTGACCCATGTTATTCGCCCTTCTTCGCATCAACTTTGGCAAATGCCTCGTTGATTTCTTCTGCTGATAGTTTGCCATCGGCTAGGTAGAAGCGTGCGAGTGCTTCGATTACCTTCATAGCGCCTAGTGCTCCTGCGAGTACACCAGCCTGCCATACTTCGATGCCAACAAGGGAACCCGCTCCGATTACTCCGAGTGATTCCGCTGCGATGACGGCAAGAATGCGCATCATTACACTTTTGAATGTATCCATTATTCATCGTCCTTTAGGTTGCGTAGGTTGATAGTTACTGTCCAAATAATGAGACAGATAACAATTGAGTAGCCAACTACTGTCTTGGCAGAACCTTCAAGGACTACCCATGCGACGAACATTCCAAGGAGTGTCCATAGTTGATTTGCTATATCTGAAAAGATTTTCTTCATTAAGGTTTTCTCCTATATGCGGCTGTTGCTGCAGCGGATGCTGCTGCTTGGGTTGCGATACCGCCAGCGATAATGGCCGATACGACCACTTCCTCTGCGGTCTCACGGACTTCTGGAGGTAGGTCTGCACCTACGCTACCAAAGGCAGCCAAGGCTGCTCCTGGGTCTGTAAATAATTCAGAGAGTAACTCTGCTGGGTTCTGTAGTAGTTGAACCGCTATAGCCACTTCTGCCGTCAGAATGACCCCATTTTCCAGTTGTACAGGCGTATCAGGGGCTAACTGGGACAAGTCGGTGTTAGAGGTTAAGACAACCACTTCTGGCTCGCTAGAAGCCTGTGGAGAAACTTGCACTACTTCTGGTTCTGGTGTAATCTCTTCCGCTACGTCAACCACAGGAGGTTCAGGTGCAGGTTCAGGACTTACAGCAGGAGGCTCTTCCGCTTCCGCAGGAGGCTCTTCTTCTACAGGAGGAGGTTCTTCCGCAGGGGGAGGAGGCTCTTCTATTTCAGCAGGAGGCTCAGGCTCAACAGCAGGAGGCTCAGGCTCTGGCTCGGGCGCAGGTTCTGGTTCTGGGGCAGGAGCGGGAGGCTCTGCAACAGGTTCAGGCGCTTGAGGCGCGGGTTCAGGACTTGGCTCTGGAGTTGGAGTTGGTTGGACTGGAACTGGAGATGCTGGTTCAGGAACTGGGGTGGGTTCTACAGCGGGAGGAACCTCTGGAACAACAGGAGTTGGCTCAGGTAATTGAGTTCCCCCAGAAGTTGCAGTCGAAGTATCAGAAAGAACAGTCGACGTTTGAGAAGGAGCAGTAGATGTCTCTGGACTTAGTACAGTTGAGGTATCTGTTAATGGAGTTGCAGTCTCGCTTGGTTGGGGACTTGGAGTTGTGGAGACGGTATTCGTCTCTGGCTCTGTCGGACTCGGCGAAGGAGTTGGCTCAGGAGAAGGTGTCGACTCTGGAGTCGCAACTGCAGTTGGCGATTCAGTCGCTTGAGCAGTTGGAGTCTCAGTCGGGGTGGCTGAACTGGAAGGCTCTGGCGTTGGAGTCACAGAAGGAGTGGGAGTAGGTTCTGGCGCTACGCCATTATAGTAACCATCAGAACTATTAGAAAGATTATCACTAACGTAAATAGTGAATCCTGGTGGTGCATACCCGCCCTCGCAAAATAATCTAGGGATATATCCTTTATTAGCAAAAAACTGCTGGCTAGTATCCCAGCCAATTTGATACGTTTGCTGCGTGCCTTCTTGATTGGCACATGTTACATCAGCATATGCGGTTACTGCATTTGCTTGTGGACTCCAGAAAAAAGAAGTACCAAATACTATTAAGAATACTGCGTACTTACTTGCTCTGACTCTCACAGAGGATGAGATAAATCTGGTCAACGCGTTGCTCAACTCGGTCCAATCGTTCGGTGTTGATATTAACAGCGTCCCTCATGGAACCTCCGCCGTTAGGCTTGAGTTCTTCTAAGTAATGTTTGACTAGCCAACGTACTGCTAGCGCAAATGATGTAACTATTGTAATGACTGATACGATGAGAGCAGCCCAATCGGTTGCCGACATTATACCGTCCTAATCGTAATCTGCAAGACTCCACCGAATCCAGATTGCTCTTTATCTGGTGGAGTGGTATTGATAAGTTGTACGCTTTCAATCTGAACTTGACGTGACTCACCAGTAGTTAAATCCTGGTAGGTTACAATGTCTCCAGACTCTTCAATCTCTTCAAGCAATAATTGAC